CATCATAAGAGTCATGGCAGTTTTGCATATCTTCTGAGTACCAAACTCAATAACACCATGAGGATTATCTATCTTTATTTCATCTAAAGAATCGGGGGTTGATTCGTCATCTAAATACACCTTGGACAGAACCATAGGATTTTCCATAGACCAAAAGCCATCCGAATTACGTTTACCTTCTAGCCTCACATCCACACCTATTTTGTTTAGGTTTTCTATATTATTATTTATTTCCTTATCCGGATACGCCCAGTGATCTAATTGATACACTGACATATATAGAGAACCGCTAGCTATCATCTTCTGAATATGAAGATACCAAAGAGCATCACCTATACGAGGTGTACCAAAACGATATTGACAGAGAAGATTAATTAACCAATCTCCCTCTCGTTGTCTTTTATTAAAATCTTCATATTGCCCAAAAAGCATAAACTTTTCTTGACTACCCATATTATCATATAAGTCCTGACCTATCTTTGTCAATCCTCTATAGCCAAATGTTCTATCTATATTCACCATAATACTTAAAGTTAATTACCCATACTATTATTCTCTCTATTCAGAGCATGAGTCCCGACAGGATGCACCAATCCTTAAAAGGCTATAATACCTAATTAAGAATTGAGTTGATTATTCGTCGCAATCGTCCGTCCTATCAACACCCCCTTGTACTAAGGGCACTCCTAAGAGTGAAACCTCTATACAACTACCCAAAACCCCATCTTAGAGGCAAACGCGGATAACTACCCTTAACGGTAATTGGTCTGTATAGCAACCTGTTCTGATATTGATGGGCGTAAAAAACCCTTCCACTTCTGTCAGGTCGTGCAAGGGTTAGTGTTTTTGATGGGTTTTCTCCCAAGTAATTTTGTCTCTTACGACCTGACTAGTAAGTGTCAACATCTTTCTGTTGAACACCGCTAAAGTACGAAAAGATTTTAATATGCAAGGATTATTCTTTAAACTCTCTTGTCATCCATACGATACACATGCACATAGAAAATACTTGGAATGCAAGTAGTGGAATTTGAATTGCCAAGCATTGGTCATGAGACATGCCAAAATCTGTTATGAATGTGAATGCTGCAAAAGGAATATACATTGCTATCCACCACATAAATTTATATTTCTGAGCTATATTGATTATGATTTGTTTCATATTATTACTTTTTATAAACTATTTCCTTATTAACTGTGTCGTAGACATGGCCCCAGGGAAAGTTAACAGACTTGTCAGTGTCAAACTCATGCACAATAGCATTCATAGCATCTCCTAAAGTCTCATGGTCGCTCAGGAAGTCTCCCATACCTCCATTAGGATAGTAGTTGTCTCCAAAGAATGCTAGGTAGCGGTTCATAAGTGCTTAATCATCCATTTCTTGCTAGAATCTTGCTCATACTCTTCTCCCGTATATTCAAATCCCAACTTCTTATATGTATCTATCATTTTATTCTTGTCATGAACAAATAGGTGTACGGATTTATTGAACTTGCAGTTATCCTTTATCCATTCAATTCTAGCATTATACAGAGCTTTCCAGACCCCCTTACGTCTTTGTGATCTCTTTACAAACGCGCCCTGAATACATGGAGTAGTAGTGTGTGGATGTACTATCTGAGCTATGCCAATGACTTCACCATCTTTAATAGCCGTAAAAAAGACGTAATATATTCTATCAATACAAGTTTTAATAATAGCTATATTCATGTCTCGATTTCAAATACTGTCTTGACTTTCTTTTTTCGATACTCAATAACTTTATCTAAATACCTTTTGGCTTCATCGAGTGATTTAAACGAACCTGAATAGTCGTCAAATAGAAATGAGTGTCTATACCCTTCATTTATGGGATTACCTCTAGTATCCATATAACACCAACATTCCGTTTTTTTATTAGACCAAATACTATCACTTATCTTATGTCCCCATGCCTTAATAAAAAACAATGGCTTTTTACCTACTCTTGGTGATTCAATAATCTTGTATTTCATGTAAAAAGGTTTTTAATCCAATTCCTAAATGGTCGTTTATAAATCAAATATTGACCATCTCTTAGAAATGATTCTTTTCTTTGGATGTGTGGATTATCAATAGTGATAAAGCTACAGCCTTCTATAACATCAATAACCCGATACCTAGCACCAACTTTATATTTTTCATTAACGTCTTCATATTTACCTATCGACATTACTTCAACTATGTCACCTACTTGTGCTTTCATGTTCCGGTTTCTTTTGGAGGGTTAAAGTAACATACGCCAATACACCTAATGCATGGCTCATTAGAATTGCATTTGCTTTTCGGTGGAGGCGGTGGATTATCCATCTTTCGATCCCATTGCTTATAAGGAATAAATGACATTAAGAATTTTATAGCAAAATATACCACCCCTACCACACAAGCACACATTGCAAATTCAAGCATCAATTCAAAGAAATATTCCATAATCAGTTATTAGAGTAAGTGAATATTATATAGATTCCATTCCTACCAAACATATCGCGCTCATATTCTATGTAATCAAATGAATCCTTAGCATTATTCTGATAGACATCTATCTCATCCAACGGTATGTAGTTATCTAAATCAATCATCAGTTACAATAAGTTACAAACCCTCTCAGGATGTTGTGGTACGAAGTTATACGGTACTCTACTACATGATCCTTCCAAACAGTTCTCTTAGGAAGGTGATCGAGTAAAGCCGATACTTTACCATTGAGATATATTCTGCATTGACTATTCTTTGCCATTACTTAGTAAATGGAAATCCAAAATCACCTAAGATATCTCCCAAGCTAGTATTTTTCCAATCTACATAACAAGCAGATATCTCGCACCTAACAAACTTAGCATACTTCTGTTTACACGCTTCCTCAAACTTAACTTTAGCCTGTAAATTAGTATAGCAGTTTTTAACAGTCGCTTTAATAACAGTTAATGTTTGTGTAGATAAAACTATCTTGCCTGATACTATATATGTCTTAAGATCACCACTCATGTCTTTGGTATTATCCGATTGAGGTTACAACTTCTTTTCCAGCTTCCATATTGATAAGTGGAATGATTGCCCCCTTCATTGCCCTGACCATAAACTTGAGGACTTTAGGTTCAATACCCTTTGGGCCTGATGCATATCTGTCACCTTTGTAATCGACCTCTATGGATATGATGTGTGTATGCTCTTCACGTATATACGCATCACTATATAACCGATCTGATTCATCTATCATCTTTCTAAAGAGTCTGTATTTAGGTATATTCATGTTTTAGGTATTATTCTCAATTCACAGTCCACCTTATCGCATATATCTTCGAGCAATTTGGAATTGGGAGTTTTAAGGTTTCTCTCAATCATGGATAAGTAACCGCTACTAATTTTCAATCCTGGTGCAATATCCTTCAGCTTCAATCCCTTGGCCTTACGGTGTATTCTTAGTATTGTGAAGTCCATTAGCTAGATATATGATTCAACGGGATTAGGGAATAGGTTTATTTTTTTCCCGGTATCTAAATCAATTAATTGATACCAATCGTATGGAGAGCTATTGATTAAATATATCAAATAAAGCGAATTATTGGCTCGTCGCCTTGGCTCTGGCGTTATGAAATTTCTTGCCTCATCAATAGCATCAAAGCTGTTATGGAAATCCTCCCAACCACCGTGAGGATAATAATCAAACCCTGAGAATAGTATAAATCTTTTAGTTTTCATAATTTCACCCAAACCCCTATGGCCTAGCATAGTTATATAGGACAAAGTTAAAAACAAATAAATAGAAATCAAGCCTTTTAGTAACTTCTTCGCTTGACAGGAGGAACTACATACTCGGTAACAGATGTGCCACGTTGGTATTTACGGAAAGAATCTTTGAATATCTCAGTTAAGAAGTAGCGTTTGTTATCTGAGAAGTGGCCTGTAAGCTCCACTCCGTTGGTTTTCTTCTTGATCATAGTACCATCTGGAGCCTCCTGAACTGTAGTGTAATCCTTGATACTCTCATTACAACCCTCGTTAATCAGAATCTTAATATCATCATAGTTATTCTCATAGATAGAATTGATAAAATCAGCACTCATAGCAACAGGAGGATTACGAGAGGGCTTTCTGATCTGGCATCTGAAATGAGGTTCAATTTCATTTCTTAACATGGTGAAGTAGTTATATCCGGCCTGTAACTTAGCGTCCTCCTTCTGGCTGGTAGCATCTCCATAGATATAAACCAGGTTATTCCAACTCTGAGAACGAACCCATCTGACAAACTCTTTAGCTACTTTAATCAGTTTATTCTCAGGATGCCTCAGGCATATCTCATGGAGTTGGCGTACTTCTTTTCCTTCTGCCTGCCAGATACTAAGTGCCGGATAAGGGTTAACGTTCTCATCAAAGCTAATATGAAGGGGTAAATCAACATCAATCTTTAATTCTTTCACATGGAGTTCATAGCTGAAAGACTTCCAAAACGCCCCATCTACTACATCCTGAACCTCCCAATCCCCCTCTACATACCTCTGGTAGTGAACTGGTTTAATGCGTTTAAGCTCTCGTAAACTCTCTTTAAAACTCTCTGGTATATTAGGATTGTCTGTGATTAAAGCCGGAATATACAACCACTTCTCTGGTAAGGTTCCCGTCATCCACTTATCATAAATCAATTCTTTGGCCCAGGTCTTAGTAGGATTAATGGTCATTATTATCTGGGGTTCGGGTTGTTTGGCGTTGGGAATTACATAGCTACCTACTCTCTCGAGTGACTTTTCAAGAGCCTTTAGCTGAAGCTCCTCTACCTGTTCTAGGAGGATAAAATTCACCTCCAATCCATTCCATCTCAGATACTCCTTGTCTTTCTCATATCCTTCAGAGAAGAAGAACATCTTTGACCCGTTGGTAAATGTCCATTCAAACTGAGGATCACCCTTATATTTCTTAACAAAGTTTGAAGGAATAGCCTTTTCACACGTTGGGAGCATATTTTTACGTAAGACATCTAAGTTCTCACGCACTATCATTGATCTTGACCCAGGATATAGCCTGTGGAGTAGTATAAGAGCCGCTATGGCGTTAAAACTCTTTCCACCACGAATTGCACCACCATAGCATACAACGCGGTATTTC